AGAAGACGCTCTAGCTCATCGTCGGTTAACTGCATTGCTACTCACATAGAGCTGTTTGTTTGGACAACTCAGCTTCTAGCTTTGTTACTCTAGGCTCAATACCGTCTATTCGATCATGGGCGCTTGCTATTGTTTGCTTGCTCATATTTCACCTATGTTGAGTATTGGAATACTTTTTCATTAGAAGACCCGATGATATACATCTTAGAGCCATCTGTTTTAAATGTTAGATCAGTCGGAGTTAAATCTTCAGTAGCTACGGAGAATGATACAGAATCATAAGAAGCCGTCGAAACATCCCATGCTGTACTCAAGCTATATTGAAACACATTATCATTAGCACCACCAATTATCCACATTTTATTGCCATCAGGATTAAAATAAACTCCAAATGGAGAAGTATCTTCTGAAGCTACGCTTACTGATTTTCCAGTTTCAAAAGCGCCAGTTGAAATATCCCAAGCAGTTGATAAAGCATATTGATAAACAGTATCATTAGTTGTTCCAATAATATAAGCCTTTGTTCCATCATCTTTAAAGTACAATCCCCTTGGAGCAGCCTCCTGTGAACTAACAGACATACTTTTGCTTGCATATGATCCTGTAGAAATATCCCATGCTGTAGTAAGATCATATTGAAAAACAGAATCGAAACTACGGCCTATAACATAAACAGAAGTACCATCAGGTTTAAAGAAACATGCTTCAGGTATTATTTCTTCAATAGAAACATCTAAAAATTCATTATCATATGATGCAGTAGAAACATCCCAAGACGTACTTAAAGTATATTGATGGATTCTATCACTAGCAGAGCCACAAATATACATCTTGGTTCCATCATCTTTAAATCTAACACCAGTAGCAGTGCCGTCTTGAGAAGCAACACTAAAACTAACACTGTCATAGGAAGCATTGGTTAAGTCTGGATCAGTCCAAGTAGGAGCGGGCGGTCCAGCAACAACCGCAAATCCAAGTATTGATCTCGCAAAGACTAATGGCATTACAGTCTCCTAGCTAAAGTTGGTTGCAAGATTCGCAAGATAGTTTGTTCCATCATAGTAAATCGTAAGAACATCAATGTAGTTTGAGGTCGTAGAAAGCGTCTTAGTACCACCCGCAAACTTCATCGTAGAAGTCAAAGTATAGTTGCCCGATGCTGGCTGAACAATAACCAGTGTCACGCTATCACCAGCCGCAGGAGTACCACCAAGCGCGTTGATTGTAATGTTGCCTGTCAAAGTAATCTTCTGAACAGACCCATTTGCAGGATCAGGTGTCAGTGTTCCAGTTGTTCCCAAGCTGGCATACTGTACTTCATTGTAGGTCAGGTTAGTTGTTGCAGTCTTACCTGTACCGTTTGGTGTAATTGTAACATTGCCATTGGTGTCTGTGCTGGTAATAGCATTTCCGTTGATGTTAATGTTATCAACTTGCGCTTCTGTTACCGCGCTGTTTGTTCCAAGCGTAACGCCATCAATAGCACCACCATTAACGTCAATCGTAGTGATTGCGCTTGTGCCTTCTGTCTTTTCTATGGCGGCGTTTATCTTCGTTCGGATCGAAGAGCCGCTATCGCCATCATTAAATGTACCCATCTCTTAGCTCCTACGTTGAGTATTGGTAAATAACGTCATTGACAATATCACATACATACATTTTTGAGCCATCAGATTTAAACTCAATGCCCGTTGCACCCGTCATTTGTGACGAAACAGAGAAACTCACACTATCGTATGATGCTGTAGATATATCCCATGCCGTTGAAAGGCTATATTGAAAAGCAGTATTATTTGCGCTTCCGACAATCCAAACTTTATTACCATCTGGATTAAAGAACAAAGATTGAGGATTGCCGTCTTGAGATGCAACGCTAAAGTTTGTAGTGTGAGATGCGGTAGATACATCCCATGCAGTGCTCAATGAATACTCATCAATCCTGTCACTGGTAACGCCAGTAACGTACATCTTAGTACCATCTGTTTTAAAGGCTACATCCCTAGGATTGTTTTCTTCTGTAGCTACACTAAAACTTTTACTTTCATACGATGCTGTAGATAAATCCCAAGATGTACTCATGCTGTATTGGAAAACAGTATCTTGACCAAGGCCAGCAATATAAAACTTAGAACCATCTGGCTTAAAGAAAAGAGAAGTCGGAACACCCTCTTCACTATTAACACTTAAACTTACACTGTCATATGATGCAGTTGATACATCCCACGCAGTGGAAAGGCTATATTGAAAAACAGAATCATTGGTACCCCCCACAATGTACATTTTTGTACCATCATCTTTAAAAGCTAAATCATGCAAACCAGTATCTTGCGCTGCTACGCTAAAGCTAACACTGTCATAGGAAGCAGTTGTTAAGTCTGGATTAGTCCAGCTTGCTCCACCATCATCCCAAGTTGCAGTATCATCCCAAACACCTGCATCATTCCAAACGCCACCATCAATTAGCCAAGGCGTAATTGTGTACATGGGCCAATTAGAGGGCATCTGAGCCAATACATTATTCAGAGTAAAAATACCGGTCGCAGTAGTACTGTTTATGGTTTGGATAGGCCCTAAAATACTACTGTTGAAACGTGCCATCAGCTAATCTCCTCGTAACTGCAAACGGCCTGAAGATCACTTGCGGCGGTCGCTGTCAGACGAAGGGAGTCTCCCTCTTCAAGGTAAATAGGCTTGGTTATAATGTCCAAAGTTGCATCAGCAGGGACACTGATTGTGTATGCGACATGATAGGCAACACTTGAACGATACAAGTCTAGTGAAACGCCTGCTGCGTTTGTGCCATCGACATTACTGACGTACAGGGCATTCACTTTAAATACTTTGCCAGAGGCCGCTGCGTTTGTAACGATTGCGGTGGCGCTAGTTCCCACTGATTGCACCGCCGTTTTACCTGTGATCGTCGTCACATTAACTATGTTGGGAGCAGTCATTCTAGCCTCCAAATACAATAGACATCGCTATCGCCTTTCCTGTTGTAATATCGCCTCTAAGGTCACCTGTGCTAAACCCTAGTCCATCGTTCGACGTAAAAGTGACGACACCGGTAGATGCGTTGTAGCTTCCCCCAGTAAAGCCATCCCCTGTAGCACCTGCAGGACCTTGAGCACCTGTAGCACCGGTGGCTCCTGTCGCACCTGCAGGGATGCCAAACGTAAAATCAAAAGTGGCTGCAGCAGACGTCCCAGAGTTACTAATCGAAACAGTAGGGGATGAGCCTGCAGACAGACCACTGGCTGAGGCTGTACCAGCAGATATAGTTGCTGCAGCGCCGTCCGTACCATTAGTACCATCAGCCCCAGAGGCACCTGTAGCTCCACGAAGGTCGCTTGTTGAGAACCCTAGTCCGTCATTGGACGTAAAAGTGACGACACCTGTAGATGCGTTGTAGCTTCCCCCAGTAAAGCCAGCGCCGTCTGCACCGTCAGCGCCTGCAGCGCCTGTCGCACCAGTGGCGCCTTGGGGACCTGTAGGTCCTGTCAAAGCAGCCAATTGTGCTGCAGTAAAGTCACTATAGGTAAATGCAGCGCCCTGAGGACCCTGAGCGCCTGTAGCGCCTTGGGGGCCTGTAGGGCCTGTCAAAGCAGCCAATTGTGCTGCAGTAAAGTCACTATAGGTAAATGCAGCGCCTTGGGGACCGGTGTCACCGGTGGCACCTTGAGCGCCGGTCGCGCCAGTGGCACCTGTGTCGCCGCGAGGAACCGTCAGAAGACCTGTTGAACTGTCGTAACTGACAGGCGACCCTGCCGCTCCTGTGGCGACTGTGAGACCCGTAATGGCATTCTTGTGACTTAATGCTTCTGACGCCGACGAAGCTGCGCTAGAGGCACTGGCGGCTGCGGCGGTTGCACTCGTTGCAGCATTGGTTGCTGCGGTTTGTGCTTCAGTCTTGATGGAATCAATAGCATCGACTTCAGTCACGTTTGTGCCAGTGCCTGAGAAAAAGCTCGTCTTAGCCATTATGTTTAGTCCTCATAGGTTGTCCTTGGGCGCATAGCTTGGACGGTGCCCGCAGTCTCTTCATCGTTAGCCTGATCTTGTGTCTCTGCAATGAACATCTGGTATTTCTGCTCGAAGAGAGGCCCACGATCATCTAAGTAATAATCAGATGCATAAGTCAGCATCCCGTAGATAATGAGATCACTTGATGATATTGCCAGTGCGTTTTCGTCACTGTCAGCCGTCATGTCTGCGAACTGACCATAGTAATTAAGTTTGACTGAACCAGAGGATGGGTGTGGATAGATCAGGAGCGTCTCATCTTCACGACAAAAGAACTTAGGTGTCCCCTGTTCTCCCCCGTCTTTAAACGTCAGTATCTCGTTCATAGGCACACGGCTGAGACTTGTCTTGTCGTAATACAGATCGATGATCTCAATGAAGTCGTCAGGCAAAGTTATGAAAGTCGTGGATGCAGATATTGTATAGCTGGCCTGCTTCTCCATCGACGGTATCCGAAGCGTTCTCTGAATACGTGTGATGCTCTGGTCCATAAAGGTGTCAGCGAGAGCGTCACTGCAGTCAGAGCGGTTTAGGAGCGCCTTGAAGTGGCTCCTGATGGCACCTTTGTTCATGTGTTAATACCTTTTCTTGGCAGGCTTTTTCTTTGCTGTCTTTGCGGCTGCACGAAAAGCAGCATCCGTAGGAGCACCCTTGGCACCCTTCTTTCGCATGGGTTCGCCGCGCTTACGCTTTGCATGGATGTTGGCGTAAAGACCTTTAGGCATTTTACATGCTCTCTTTCTTCAAGCACTTCCCAGCCAAACGACATGTGCCGGGGGTCTTACACGTTTTGCACGGCTTGAAGCCACCGCCGCTTTTTTTAGATCCATATGCCATCTCAGCCGATCCTCTTATTGGTTGCCATGAAGTAATCGAGGTTCTGATCTCTCAGTCTCTTTACGATCTCTGCTCCTGTCGCCTCGTAGAGATTAAAACCCTCGCGCAGCCATTGCTCATGGACCGCCACAGGGATGCTGGCGACACGCATCATCTCACTCTCGCGCACATCATCAGATGCGTTGCGGCTGTCCTTCAGATCATCGAGGAAAGCTTGGGTGATATGCTGGGTGTGTTTCCTGACGACATCATCGCCCTGCTGAAGATACTGGGTGTTGACCCCAAGCAGCGAGCGTTCGACATCGGCCCTATCGCCACTTACGATAGGGTCTTCAGATTTATCATCAATTGACATGATGTCTCCTTTAAAAACAAAAAGAGAGCCGCCCCTCAAAAGCACACAAAGGAGAGCGGAAATGTGCTTTAAGTGGGGGGCGACCCTCAATCTCAGTCAGCAGGTCTTATGAGAGACCTGTGATCATGTGATCGGCACCGAAGTTCATGTGCTTCAGTGACATCTCGCCGACGATGAAGTGCTTGTCGCTGTCGCCGTTCTTCGCAAGTAGTGTGCGAGAGAATGGACGGAGCGTACAAGAACGCCACATCGTTGGGTCGATCAAGAAGGC